ATATGTGTCGGTTAACGGGCACTCGGGGGGGCTGATAAACCGCAGTTGCACGCGCGACTTCAAGATCGACCCGATCCGGCGCAAGGTTAGAGAATTGCTCGGGATTGCTGGGAAACGATCACCCAAGGAGCCTGTCGTAGAGCAATGGATCGGCATTTCTCTTGATGAGACAATCAGGATGAAGCCGGCCCGAGAGGGTTGGGTGCTGAACCGCTGGCCATTGATCGAAGAGCGCATGTCGCGTGGTGACTGCCTCCGGTGGATGGAGCGTCGAGGTTACCCCGAGCCGAAGAAATCGTCCTGCATCGGATGCCCGTTCCATTCCGATAACGAATGGCGATCCTTGTCCGAGGAAGAGTTCAAAGACGCAGTCGAAGTTGACCTGCGCCTCCGTGACCCTGCGCTCGGCACAGCGAGGATCAAGGGAGAATTGTACCTCCATCGGTCTTGCCGCCCGCTTGATGAGGTTGATTTCTCGACCGCAGAGGACCGTGGGCAACTGAATATGTTCCTGAACGAGTGCGAAGGGATGTGCGGCGTATGACCGACCTCCGCATGTGGTCCGATCTATCCCCCGAGGAACGCGCTGAGGCCGTCACCAAGGCCCGCGAAATCATCGCCGGGGGTGAGGCCCGCTGGCACGTCGTCGCCCGCCTGTGCGGCATCAAGGGCGGGATAGGGCTGCGGTCTGCAATCGACCAGGGCTGGCGCAAGAAGCGCAACGAAGAGCGGAAGGCGATGCAGCCTTCCCGGGCCGACCTCGACGGGGACATGCCTTCCCGCATCGACCCCGAGTGCCTTGCGGCCCGGCTCGCCGAGATACCGCCCGACACGCGCACGCTGACCGGACACCTGTTCGGAGACCCGCTGCCGGGACGATCCGCATTCGACAAGGAGGGGCCGCATATGAGCGCCTGGACACAGAGCCGCATCGACCAACTGACCGCATGGTGGAACGCTGGCATCAAGGCCCCGGAGATTGCCGAGCGCCTTGGTGGCGTCACCAAGAACGCCGTCATCGGCAAGGCTCACCGCATCGGCTTGGGGGAGCATCGGTTCGCCTGCCTCAAGCGTAGTGCTCGCATCCGCCTCGACGCCGCTGGCATCCCGAGGCGCGAGCGCGGGGCCAAGCAGACGGTAGAGGAGCGCGCCGAGAAGGCAAAGGAGCGGATGCGCCTGCTTAGCGAGCGTCGCGCGGCTGAGGCGAAGCCGGTCATCGTCGCGCCGGTCGTCGAGCCTTGGGACGGCCCCAGCATCAGCATCCTCGACGACCGCCTCTCGCTGTTCATGTGCCGCGAGATCGTCGCTGGGTCGGGCGTGGACACGATGTTCTGCGGGGCGCCGACCGCGCCCGGGTCGCAATTCTCCTACTGCCCGTTCCATGCGGCGAAGAACCTTCGGCTGGTGCAGCGCAAGACGGCCAAGCCGGCGTTCGTGCCGTACCGGGTGGCCGCATGACGGAACGCTGGTTCGACTTCCGGGGGGTCCGCAGGGCCGGGGTAAACGGCCCGACACAGGACGCTGCAGTTGTGAAGTGCTCGCAGTGCCGGGAGGAGGACTTCGTAATCCAGAACGGGCGTTCGCGGATGCCTCCCGACGCCATCCATCGCAAGTTTTCTCAGGCGGGATGGGCGATCGGTCGCAAGGCGAGCGACGACATGTGCCCCGCCTGCGTCGCCAAGAAGGTCGAGAATAGGAAAGAGCGCCACATGGACAAGCAGCAGAACAAGCCGGCGCTGGTCGCAGTGCCGCCCCGCCAGATGAGCCGTGATGATCGCCGGCTGATATTTGCGAAGTTGGAAGAGGTCTACGTCTCCGAGACGGTCGGCTACGCCCCCGGTTGGACTGATGAGAAGGTCGCGACTGACCTCGGTACCCCTCGCGCATGGGTCGAGACTATCCGCGACGAAAATTTCGGCCCCCTCAAGGACAACGCGGAGACGCGGAAGCTGCTCAGCGAGGTCGAAAGCCTTGAAACGCAGGTCAAGGCGATCGAGGCCAAAGCCGTGGCGTTGCTGCGCCAGGCGCAGGAGATCAGGAAGGCGGTTGCCTGATGGCGCGCATCCGAAGCATCAAACCCGAGTTCTTCCGGCACGTCGAGCTCTACGAGGCGGAGAAGGCCACTGGCCTTCCGCTTCGCGTGGCCTATGCCGGCCTGTGGACCGTGGCCGATCGGGAAGGGCGCTTCCGCTGGCGGCCCCGCGTCCTGGTCCTCGACGTGCTGCCGTTCGATGAAGTCGACTTCGCATCTGTCCTCGACGCGCTCGCCGAGCATGGCTTCATCGTCCGGTACGAGGTCGGTGCGGACACGTTCGGATACATCCCATCGTTCGGGAGCCACCAGCACGTCAACCAGCGTGAGCCGGCTTCATCATTGCCCGGTCCTGACGGCGCACGTGCAAGCACGTGCGAGAATATTCCTGCACATGGGGAAGGGAAGGGAAGGGAAGGGGAAGGGAACGGGAGCGGGTTAACGCGCCCGCGCGCGATCGATCCCGATTTCAAGCCAAAAGACCCTGACGCCAATCCCGCGGAGGTCAAGCGCTTCGTCGCCTACAACATCGCCAACGGCGCCAGGATGGCCGATTGGGAGGCGGCGTGGGAGCTTTGGTGTTCCCGGATAGCCGACTACGGCGAGGCGCCCCAGGCGAAGGCCACGAGTCCCCCAGCCCCTACGACCTGGCTCCCGGCATCCGACCCCCGATGGGCTGATGCTGCCGGCCGCTATCAGCGGGAACGCGGCAAGCCCCTGCGAGCCTTCCAGAGCAATCACTTCCCCGAGATTGGGGCGGCTGTTCCCACCGACTGGCTAGAGCCGAGGGCGCACTGATGAGCGAGGAAGACGATCTGCACACCGACGCGCTGGACGCGATCATGGGCCTGGAAAATGGCCGCTTGCCTGAGTGGCTGTCGAAGAAAATCCGGATCGCTCAGGCAAGGCCCGACCTGATGTTCATGCCGGGGGACAGCGACGCCGAGATAGCGAGGAAGTCGGCAGAGTTCGACGCGCTGATGCTGGCTGGCGAGGTGAAGCACTGATGACAGACCGCATCACCCACGCCGCCCGCTCCCGATGGGAGAGGGGACAGACGAGAATCTCGGGCCGGTACGTCCACCTCCGGTGGGACGAGCTGAAGCCTGACGTTCGCGATGCGCTGGTCGAGGAGATGCGCCTGACGGCGGCGGACCTCGATGCATCCGACATCGCCGCCGGCCTTGAAGCCCTGAACACCCCCATAGTCGCCACCTGGCCCGAGGTCAGGGCAAAGCTCAACCTGGGAGATGACTGACATGGACGATACGGAAACGACACGCCTTGCTCGGTTGACCGCAATGGAACTGGCGACTTCGCCGGCCGCGGTGGCTTCGTCAGGCCCGGGCTCCTACGGCTGCCACGAGGCTTTGGACCGGTCCTCGATCATCACGAATCTCGTCGGCGACTGGCTGCTTGAGCACCCGTCGATCGTCGCGAATGCCGAGTGGTTCCGGCTGGCCGACGAAGCCCACACGAAGCTGATGGACCTGTACCAGGCCATCGGCGCGAAGCACCTCTGAGGAGGACTGACGTGACCATAGAACCGCACAGGATCGAGGCGGCTGCGAGGGCACTGCACGACGCGTTCTCTCAGAAGCCGGGTGACTGGGACAGCAAGCCCGAAAGGGTCTGGGCGCATTGGACCGATGAAGCCAAGCGATTGGCGGCCGTCCTGTTCCCCGAGCTTGCCGCCGGCACCGCATGGGTGGCGCCTTGGGAAGTGACGGAGGGGATTCGGGACGCAATCTGGGGCGCCGTTATCCCGCTGCCGGAGAGCTCGCAGGAGGCCGACGAGATCGACGTATGGGCCGACGCCCGAGACGCCCATCTCTCCAAGGGAAAGGACGATGACCATGGGTGAGTGGCAGGACATCAGCACGGCGCCGAAGGACGGGCCGATCATCGCGTATTGGCCCGGCTATAAGCGCCCCTGCGTAATGTGGTGGAATGTAGCTGATCAGGCGTTCGAGAGCTGGGCTGACCGCAGGGAAGACCCTACCCACTGGATGCCTCTCCCTCCCCCTCCGAACACAGGAAAGGGGGAAGGGGTATGAGCTACGAAGTGCAGGAGTTCCATGGAGTGCGCCGCATACCCAAGCGGCTGGCCGGGCAGCCGACTAACCCCTACGAGATTGCCGCCCGCGCGATCTGCGAGGCCGACCCACTGTCCCCCGCTCCCGACGCCCCGATCATGTGGGGCATGAAGCGCGCCAAAGCGTGGGAGCCGCGCGCGGCCATCCTGCGACAAGCCGTTGAGGGCGGCCTGTTCTGCCACCCTGCGAAGAGTGCGCTTGTCCCGCTCAATACGACGGGACGCATCACACCGTGAAGAAAAGGACGCGCCGCAAGATGCTCGGTATCCGAGAGCCCAACGGTCGCCTCTCAAGGCGCGTCGTATACGCACGGGAACGCGAGGACATGAACGAGCGCGACGCTCAGTCCGTCGTCATCGCCGCGAGGATGCGCCACACGGGCCTCCCCGAAGCGGCCGTGAGCCTCAACCATGCCGGCCGTCCGAACGCCGGCACCGTCCACGGCATCATGTGCCTCCGGGGCGACCTCACCCGTGAGCAGTGGGATGCAGCCGAGTGGTGGATAGGCAAGCGGGCGGCTAACCTTCGCGCCATCAACGCCCCGGGCCAGGAGACGGGCGCCGGCCCCGGCGGGGAGTTCGACCCTGACCGTCACGCCGAGTTCTGCCGCCTCGCCCGCGAGACATGGGCATCCGTCTGCGATTGCGTCCAGACAGCATCGACCGAAGCGCGTTCGCCCCTTGCGGCAGCCCTCGACATGTTCCTCGTTCGCGGGCATCACCTGGAGCACATGACGGGCGACCTCCGCCTCGCCCTCAACGCAATCCACAGGCGGTTTCTCGCGGGGCAGCGTCGGGCCGCTTGACGCGCCCCCCCGTTAACGTATACCCGTCAGGTACGTCACAGTCGACGATTTGCGCCTACCCGCGAGCCCTGCCACCCCGGCGGGGCTTTTTGCATTGGAGAACCACGATGGCGAAGAAACCCAAGAAGGGCGGCAAGGGCGGCAAGTGCTGACCCTCTGACCCTACATGACCAACCCGCGCGGCCGAACCGCCGGCTTCAAGATGCCGGAGGAACACCGGCTTAAAATCGCAAATAGCAACATCCTCCGCGCCTTAATCGAGCACGCTTGTGGCGAGCGCGAGATGTCGCCAAGCCAAGTCACCGCGGGCCTTGGGCTGCTCAAGAAGGTTCTGCCCGACCTTCAGGCCATCACCCACAGCGGGGACGATGCCAGCCCGATCGCACATATCCACCGGATAGAGCGCGTCATTGTCAACGCTAAGCATCCCGACAGCGGAAGTGTTCCTCCCGCTGCTCCAGCCGGCTAGGTACAAGGGTGCCCACGGGGGCCGCGGTTCAGGCAAGAGCCATTTCTTCGGGGAGCATCTTGTCGAGGAGTGCATCGCCAATCCCGGCACCCGGGCCGTCTGCATTCGCGAAGTCCAGAAAACGCTGGCGGACTCCTCGAAGGCCCTCATCGAAACCAAGATCAGGGATCTCGGCGTCGGCCACCTGTTCAACGTCACCGACAAGCGCATCGATACCCCTGGGGATGGGCAGATCATCTTCCAGGGTATGCAGGACCACACCGCCGAGTCGATCAAGTCGCTTGAGGGGTTCCGCATAGCATGGGTCGAGGAGGCCCAGACCCTGAGCCAGCGCAGCCTGTCGCTCCTACGCCCCACGATCCGCGCCGAGAACTCAGAGATTTGGGCCGGCTGGAACCCGCGCCGCAAGACGGACGCGATCGACGAATTCCTCCGCGCCAAGAAGCCGGAGAGCGCCATCGTCATTCAGGCGAACTGGCGCGACAACCCATGGTTCCCGAACGTCCTTGAGGAAGAACGCCAACTTGACCTGAAGCTCTACCCCGAGCGCTACGACCACATCTGGGAAGGGGCATATGCCACCGCCTTCGAGGGCGCCTATTTCGCGGCAGCCCTGACGCAGGCCAAGCGGGAAGGCCGCATCGGCAAGGTCTCGGCCGACCCGCTGCTCCCCATCCGGGCGTTCTTCGACCTCGGCGGGGCAGGGGCGACGGCCGATGCCATGTCCATCTGGATCGTGCAGTGGGTGGGGCAGGAAATCCGTGTCCTCGATTACATCGAGGGCGTCGGCCAGGTGCTCGCCTACTACGTGAGTGCTCTCCGCCAGCGGGGATGGGAGAAGGCGGTCTGCTACCTTCCGCACGACGGCGTGAACGCCAACGCGATCACCGGCAAGCGGTACGAGGACCACCTGAGGGACGCCGGGTTCAACGTCGAGCCGCCCGTGCCCAACCAGGGCCGTGGCGCTGCGATGATGCGCATCGAGGCGGTGCGCCGGGTGTTCCCCAAGATCTGGTTCAACGAGGCGACGACGGAGCCGGGCCGCGATGCCCTCGGCTACTACCACGAGCGGAAGGACGAGGCACGGAACGCCGGCCTTGGTCCCGAGCACGATTGGTCGAGCCATGCGGCTGACGCCTTCGGTCTGATGGCGATCTGCTACCGCGAGCCGAGCAACGAAGCGAATTTTGGCCGGAAGATCGTCTATCGAAGCCTGGGGACGTATTGATGCCGAAGATGGAGGAAAGCGTTCTGCTCGGCATCCTCGCCGCGGAGAAAGCCGACGCCCTCAGTGCCGACCAGGCCGCCAAGCTCACGGAGGACCGTGAGCGGGCGATGTCGTACTACAACGGCGATGTGTCGGAAGACATGCCGTCGCAGCCCGACCGATCGAAGGCCGTATCCTCCGACGTGGCCGACACCGTCGACGGGCTGATGCCCTCGCTCATGGAGATTTTCTGCGGCGGCGACGAGGTGGTGAAGTTCTCCCCGGTCGGCCCCGAGGACGAAGAGGCCGCGCAGCAGGAGACGGACTACATCAACCATGTGATGATGCAGGAAAACGACGGCTTCCTTGTCATCTACTCGTTCGCCAAGGACGCGCTCCTTTCCAAGAACGGCATCGTCAAGGTGCATTGGGAGGAGACGGAGGAGGAGGAGGAGAACACCTTCCTCGGCCAGACCGACGACGTGTATGCGCTGCTCGTGTCCGCACCCGGCGTCGAGATCACCGAGCACACCGAGCGGCAGGAGGAGGATGAACTCGGCCAGCCGATGACCGTCCACGACGTGACGATCGTCACCAAGGAGAAGTGCGGGCGGTGCCGTATCGACCCCGTGCCGCCGGAAGAGTTTGGCGTGTCGAAGAACGCGAAGCTCGGTCAGCCCCTCGACTATTCGTTCCACCAGGTGAAGCGCACCGAGTCGGAACTGATCCGGCAGGGCTACGACCCCGAGCAGGTGAAGGACCTTCCCGACTCGCCCCTGAGCCAGAACGAAGAGAACACGACCCGCGACACGGTGGACGAGGGCCAGGGCACTGGCGACGCCATCAACAAGGCGAACCGGCTGATCACCGTGGTCGAGCATTACGCGATGCTGGACTACAAGGACGACGGCAAGGCGCGCCTCTACCGGGTGACGACGGCAGGCCCCGACAAGGGCCAGGTGCTTCGCCGCGCGGTCGAGAAGGAAGGCGCGGACGGCGAGGAAGGGCGCACCGTTTATGAGCCGGACATCGTGCCGGTGGACTTCGATCCGTTCGCCGCGATGACGCCGAACATCGTCACGCACCGGTTCTTCGGGAAGTCGATCGCCGACCTGGTGGTCGACATCATGCGCATCAACACGTCGCTGCTCCGGGCGATGCTCGACAACGTCTATCTGGCGAACAACCAGCGCACCGAGATCGCCGAGAGCCACGCGACCAAGGACACGATCGACGACCTGCTGAACAACCGGCCCGGCGGCATCGTGCGCACCAAGGTGCCGGGCGGGCTCAACCCCATCCCGAACCAGAACCTCGGCGAGTTCGTGTTCCCGGCCCTCGAATACATGGACCGGAAGCGCGAGTGGCGGTCGGGCGTGGTGCGGCAGGGACAGGGCATCGACGCCGACGCTCTGCAGAACCAGAGCGCCACGGCGGTCAGCAAGGTCTACAGCGCCGCCCAGGCGAAGATGAAGCTCATCGCCCGCATCATGGCGGAGACGGGCTTCCGGCAGTTGTTCTGGAAAATCCACGCCACGGTTCGGAAGAACGAGACGGCGGCCCGGACGAAGCGCCTGCGCAACAAGTGGGTCACGGTCGACCCGAGGGAGTGGAAGAAGCGCAACGACCTGACGGTGACGGTCGGCCTCGGCAGCGGTGGCAAGAGCGAGCAGATGATGTTTTGGGGGCAGGTGCTCTCGATGCAGAAAGAGACGTTCATGGCGCCCGGCCAGACGCTGGTGACGCCGAAGAACATCTACAACTCGTTCAAGAAATTCATGGAAGCCGGCGGGGAGCGAGCGGTCGAGCCATACTTCACGGACCCTGACGAAGCCCCGCCGAGCGAGCCGCCGCCGGACCCGAAGATGGTCGAGGCACAAGGCAAGCTGAAGCTGAAAGAGGCGGAGATGCAGGCCAACCAGCAGGGCCAGCAGGCGAAGCAACAGACCGACATGGCGGCGATGTCCGCCAAGCTGCAAATGGACCGCGAGCGCATGATTGCCGAGGGGCAGTTGAAGCGCGAGCAGATGGTCGCCGAATTTCAGTTGAAGCAGGCCCAGATGGAAGCCGAGTTCGCGATGCGTGAGCGCCAGATGGCGGTGGAAGCGCAGTTGGAGCGCGAGGGCATGGCGATCAACGCACAGACGAAGGTGGCGACGACGCCGGTCAAGATGGGTGGCGAGGTAGGGTAGGATGGTCGACGAACTCGACCTCCGCCGCCAGGCCGACCGGGCTGCCAAGGCCAAGGTGCTGCTCGACGACACGATGCTCACCGAGGCGTTTGAAGCGCTCCGGCAAGCCTACATCGACGGAATCCTCGACAGCAATCCGAAGGACACGGACACACGCGAGAAGCTGTGGCTTGCCACGACGGTGCTGACGAAGGTCCGCGGCCATCTGGAGCAGACGATATCTAGAGGCACGGTGGCAAGCGCCATGCTCGCCGACCTTGAGACGAAGGCGGCCCGCGCAAAGCGCGCCTGACAACACGGGAACATCGAATGAGCATGACAGACGGTGCGGCCCCGGCCGCAGCGAACGACGGATCGTTGTCTCTGGCGGATGCAGTTGGCCTGATGAATGGCCCGCGTCCCGAAGACGAGAACGAGGCGCCTGCGACGGACGAAGAGTCTGGCGCGCCCGAACAGGAATCAGCCCCGGACGGGGATGACGCCGAGCCTCAAGAGGCCCCCGGCGATGCAGAGGCGACTGACGAGGCCGACGAGCCCCCCGTCAAGCCGCCACGCACATGGACTGCCGCTGAGAAAGAGGCCTTCGCGTCACTCCCCCGCGAACATCAACAGGCGATCGTTGACCGCGAGAGCGAGCGAGACCGCTACTACCAGCGTGGTCTTCAAGAAGCCGCCGCCAAGGCACGGGAAGCATCTTCCCGTGAGCAAGCGGCGGAGCAGGCACGGCAGCAGTACGAAGCCGCACTCCCGCAGCTTTACCAGCAGTTCGCCGCGCAGTTCCAGACGGAGTTCCAGGACATCAAGACCTGGGATGACGTGTCGAACATGCGTCAGAACGACCCCATGCGCTACATGGCATGGCAGGAGGCCCGCGAGAAGGGCAACGCCCTTCAGAAGCAGGCCACCGAGGCGCAACAGCGGCAGCAGCAGGAGACGGCCCAGCGCTGGGTCGAGTACGTCAACGCCGAAACTCAGGCGTTCACCGAAAAGGCACCCGAGTTCGCCAACCCCGAAACCGCGACCAAGGCGCAGGCGCAAGCCCGCGAAGTCCTTGTCGACCTCGGCTTCAGCGAAGGCGAGCTGGCGGCCATGTGGGAGCAGGGCCAGCCCCTGTCCCTCCGTGACCACCGCGTGATGCTCCTCGTCCGCGACGCGATGAAATATCGCGCTGCGCAAAAGGCGGCGAAGACTGCGGCCAAGAAGCCCGTTCCCCCTGTCCAGCGGCCCGGCAACTCGACCTCAAGGGGTGAGAGCCAGGCCGTCGATGTCAAAATCCTCGATCAGAAACTGACGCGCTCGGGTAGCATGCAGGATGCCATCGCGCTCCTCAACGCCCGCTCCCGCAAGCGCGCATAAGGAGCACGAACATGGGACTCCCCACCAACACTCAGTCCAGCTACATCACGATCGGCAACCGTGAAGACCTCGAAGACGTGGTCTATCGCATCGACCCGACCGACACCCCGTTCATGTCGTCCGTGTCCAAGGGCAAGGCGAAGAACGTCAACCACGAATGGCAGACGCAGGCGCTTGCCTCCCCCGACACCGCCAACGCGGTGCTGGAGGGCGACGACGCCACGACCGATGCCATCACCCCGACCGTCCGCCTCGGCAACATCTGCCAGATTTCGGACAAGGTGGCTCGTGTCACCGGCACGCAGGAAGCGGTGGATCACGCCGGCCCCGGCGGCAAGATGACCGAGCAGATGGTGCTCAAGGGCCTCGAACTGAAGCGCGATCTGGAGTCGATCATCGTCGGCACCAACCAGGCCAAGAACGCCGGCAGCGCGGGCGTTGCCCGTAACACGGCGAGCATCCTCTCGTGGATCAAGACGAACAACTCGTCTGGCGCCACGGGCGCGGCCCCGGTGACTGCTGACGGCGTCGTCACCCGCACCGATGGCACGCAGCGCGCCTTCACCGAGGCGCTCCTGAAACCGGTCCTCAAGTCGATCTGGGAGTCGGGCGGCGACCCCGGGACGATCATGGTTGGCGGCTTCAACAAGCAGGCGTTCTCGACCTTCACCGGCCGCAGCACCCCGCAGGAGGACGCCAAGTCCAAGAAGATCGTCGCCTCGGTCGACTTCTACGAGGGCGACTTCGGCCGCCAGTCTGTGGTCGCCAACCGCTTCATGCGGACCCGCGACTGCCTCGTCCTCGACATGGAATATTGGGGCGTGGACTACCTCCGCAACATGACCACGAAGGACCTGGCGATCACGGGTGACAACGTGCGCAAGCAGGTCATCTGCGAGTACACGCTGGTCAGCAAGAACGAGAAGGCGAGCGGCATCGTCGCCGATTTGACTACCTCTTGACCACTTGTTAATATAGTGCGCATCTGCTACTGCTTACGCGGTAAAGGAGGCGCGCTATGGCACAGTGTTCTGTCGATGGGTGTGATCGTACTGTCTTTGCTGCGGGGATGTGTTCCCGTCATTACATGCGGCGTCTTAGGACGGGCACAACGGATGACGGACCCCGAGGCAGGGCTGACTTAGCCACACGGTTCTGGCGGCAAGTGGACAAGCGTTCGCCGGGTTCGTGCTGGCCTTGGGTCGGTCGGAGCAAGATAGACGGCTACGGGGTGATAGGAGTAGGCGGGCGCTCAGCCGGCAAGATGCTTTCGCATCGGGTCGCTTGGATGCTCGCCAACGGCGAAATCCCGACATCAGCCGAGTACCACGGCACTGTCGTAAGGCACACTTGCGACAACCGCCTGTGCTGCAACCCCGCCCATCTGGAGATTGGCTCACAAGCAGATAACGTTCGCGACATGGATTGTCGCGGCCGGCGACTAAACAAACCTCACCCCGGGTCCAGCCACCCGAACGCGAAACTGACGGAAGATGACGTTAGGGCGATCCGAGCGTCATCCGAGACAAATTCCGTTTTGGCCGCACGCTACGGGATCGACCGCCACCACATCGCGGGCATCCGCAAGCGACGAAGTTGGACCCACATCTGAAACCCCTCGAAGCCGTTCAACTGGGCGGCTTTTTCTTTCAAGGAACGACAATGAGCACCATTCACAATATCAACGGCGACCTGGCCGCCGCAACGGCTGTCCTTGCGGACGCGGACCAGATTCCGGTCTACGTCTCGGCGGATGGCGTCAGCAAGAAGATGTCCGGTTCGCTCCTGCGCGCAGGGTCGAGCG